CCACAAAGAAGCATGATAAATTAGTTAAGCAGCATGATAAGGAAGTAGCTAAATGGAAATGAAGCTAGGTAAGGTAGATATAACTACACCAAAGACAGCTCCTAAACGTATATCTATGTTGTTATGGGGAAGTAGTGGAGCAGGTAAAACAACCCTAGCTGGGACTGCACCTGGAAAGAAATTATGGATCAACATGGATGATGGTGGGCCAGATGTAATAGCATACCGTGATGATGTATACCTAATGAACCTAGCTGCAAGCCCTGATAACGTAGTAGAGACATTCAAAAAGGCAGATGGTGGTACATGTAAAGAGCTACGTAACTTTCTTACTGAAAACCCTGATATTGAAACTGTAGTATTTGATAGCGTTACAGCTTTTGGAGAGAAGGCATTACAGCATGGAGTCATTAAAGCACAAAGCACTAGTAAAGGTGCTGGTGCTACTATTGAAGATCCTGGGTACGGAGGTTATGGAAACAAAAACACATGGACCCAACTTTTAGTCAAGAATCTCCTCCAAGTCACTGGACAACTCAATCGACATATGATATTCATAGCACACGAAGACAAGCCTACAACAGACAGCAAGGGCGTAATCCTATTCATATCAATCATGTTGGGGTCCAGCTTAAATGAGCAAGTACCTTACAAACTATCGGAGGTATGGAACCTTCATGATACTGGACGGGAGCGTAGAATAGCTGTAAGGGCTTGCAGGTCACGGAAGCCAATGAAGTCGCGTATGTTCAAAACCTCCAAGGAACCGGAGTTCCTTTGGACATACGACGCGGCTATGGATGAAGGGCCTGGAATTGCCGACTGGTACAACCAATGGGTAGCAGCAAATGGCAGCAAGATAGGACTCCCCAGTTAATATAGCTGGGGAGTTTTTTATGTTGGATACACCATGATATTTAAGCGTAAAGGGAATAAAGGAAGTAGTCTTATATCCTCTATATACAGTGGAGGTGTAGATGAGGATTGGTCTAAACCAGTAATAGATTCTAATGTATATAAGATAAGGGCATTATTCTATGCAATACTAGTAACTAATATACAAGATGCACTAACACCATTACCACATAAACATGGAGGTATGCCATCTAGAAGAGATATATTAGATGCTAGACACTGGTTAACAAGGAGAAGTAAACACCTAGCTGTTATCTGTGATGCTGCTGATTTGAGTATACACTATGTTATGAGGAATGTTATATCAAGACTCCCTAAAATAGAAGAACTTGATAATGACTAATAAAAACCTCCAGTTGATCCCCAATATATAGAATAGGTAGTACGCACAACCACAACATGTAGTGGCTGGACATGTATGTGTACCTATAGTATAATACCAGCCTTCACAAAGGAGAAGTAAAGACTATGCCTGAAGCTAATGGTGAACTACCAAGCATTGTTGAATTCAGTGTGGACATCGGTAAACAAAATGAACCAGAGCCACTTCCATCTGGGGACTATACGGGCGTTATTAGGGCAGCAATCCAAAAGCTTAGTCAACGGGATACTAAATACGCAGAGGTGGCATTCCACATTGATGCGGATCAGTATCCAGCGGACTATACGGAGGGTAACCCTGATGGACTGACCCTGTATTACCGTCGAGTGTCATTGGAGGATAATCCTATGGCTCGATACCGTGCGAGGCAGTTCTGTGAGTCTCTTGGAGCGCCTACGGGTAAGAAGGTGGACCTATCCGAGTGGGTGGGTATGGAAGCAATTGTGGAAGTCACCAATGAACCTTGGGAAGGATCATTGCGGGCTAACATTAACCGGGTACGTGCTATCTAGGCTGAACTAGTAGCAACGTAAAGGGGGAGCGTCTAGCATATGAGTATACTTGGTTAACTGATGTATGCGAATCCGACAATCTGTGGCTTCAGCTAATGATTGTCATTGACGCTCTCCCGCAAACTAGAGTATAGTAGTATTGTTCAATAGTGAACATAACAACGAAGGGAAATATACTAATGGCAGACGCTAAGAAAGACGGATCGTACCGTAAGCAGCCCCAACGAAAAGTCATCCATGTATTCGAAGTCCTTGATGATGCGGGCACTCCTCTGAAGATCACTAAAGCTAACATCAATACCATCCTTGCTACTAGTAATAGTGAAGTGGCATTGGATATGCTGGAAGCGGGCACCAATCCTAATGCCGTGTTCGTAAGGGCAACGATGACCTAGAAGCGTAGTGGAATACTAAATGATTTAGTACTTACGACTGGAACCCCTCTGGTACACACTTCCAGGGGGGTTTCTTTTCGTCTTGACACCCAAAGAAATGTGTGCTATAAGGTAAGGCATGGGCAAGAAACTAAAACATACATTCAATCTAACCACAGAGTTTTGTATTACCTGTGGATTATCTATGTTAAACGCATTAGAAAAACATATCCCATGTAGAGATGATATAACATCCATATCACACACCAGAGCAAGACAGGTACTTAATGAGCAAGGTAGAACGGTATCAACCCCCACTAAGTCTTAAGATTCCACTCCCATGTAAACCACAACGAGGCTCCGGTCCATATGCCACATCAGGACATGGTGGTAATCTTCGTATCCGTTGTAGTAACGAAGAGTACGACATGATACAAGCCGAAGCTGCTGTACTAGGTATTAGCCTCGCTAGTTTCTGTAGATGGGTAAGTGTGCATACAGCTAAGTCATTACTAGATCATAGAACAGAGAATCGTAATAGTTATGGGATGGAGATAGGAAGTGGCGAAGGACTTAAGCTATGATGAAAGCCAAGTAGAGGCTATTAGTAGATGCATAGATTTATCACATGAGAATAGGATAGTACCTATTACTGGTACTGCTGGTACGGGTAAAACAAGTATCTTAGAGGAGGTGTACAACACATTAGATGCATCAGGTATTGATGTAGTACTATGTGCTCCAACAGGTAAAGCCGCTAAGAGAATCAAAGAAGTTACTGATATAGATGCTAGAACCATGCATCGACTATTAGAGTACCCACATCCAGGCGAACTAAATCCCAAAACAGGTAAACCATATAGATCAACAGACCCAAAAAGGGACAGACAAAATCCATTCGATCAAAGAGTTGTCCTTGCTGATGAGTATGCTATGGTCAACACTGAAGTTCATAGGAATACTCTTGCTGCTCTCCCTCGTGGGGGTTGTATTCGTATGTTTGGTGATGCTAATCAGCTTCAGCCAATTGAATCTAATAAGAGGCTCAATGAAGCACCTTCACCGTTTATGAACATACTAAAGCAGTTCAATGGTATTGAGTTAAAGACTATTCATAGACAGAGTGAAGGGAGTGTGATTATATCTAATGGAAACAGGATCATCAAAGGTCACATTCCTGTTCGGGATAACAATTTTATCCTCAATATCACAGATCAACCAGTCCACGCTATCCAAGATTTCATCATGGACAATCTTGATAACGGTGTGGACTTTACACAGACACATAATCAAGTCATTGCACCCACTAAGGTGGGTTGGACGGGTACAGACGATCTTAACCCGTTGATCCAAGGGCTAGTTCAATCAGGTAGTAAGTACTATATAGAACCAGAGAGACATCAGTGGTCTAAGGTAACAGGTATGAGGCTCTATGTAGATGACAAAGTTATACAGACAACAAACAACTATGATCTAGGTGTATTCAATGGAGAAACGGGGAAAATCATTACATTACATGATGATGGTACCATTACAGTAGACTTTGGGGATAGGATCATGGACATACCTCCTCTCTTAGAGGTACAAGGTAGGAATGGTATGATGGAGTTCAATCCACAACGTGATATAGATCTAGCCTACGCTATTACAACACATAAGAGTCAGGGTAGTGAGTACGATGAAGTATGTTATATAATGAGTAGATATAGGTCATACCTACTTAATAGGAAGAACCTATACACTGGAGTGAGTAGGGCAAGAAGGAAGGTAACTATCATCACTGATCAGAGAGCATTAACTACTAGCCTCAGTAAGAAAGGGGATAAGAAGGTATGATGATCTTAATAGTTATGCAGGCTTCCCTTGATAAAGGTATATCAGAGATTTTCTTTAACAAATGATAATACTCTTGAATGGCCCACCCCGTTGTGGCAAAGACACAGCAGCCAAGTATATAATACATAACTTCAAGTCGTGGTCTGAGTATAAGATGTCCAGGCCATTGAAGATAGGCATACGTGAGATGTTCAATATGTCTAGAGATGAGTGGAGGGATGCAGAAGAATACAAAGATGTACCACAAGAACTATTCTTTGGTCTTAGTTACAGAGAGATGCAGATTAATTTATCAGAGAACTGGTTCAAACCACAATTCGGTAATAGTGTACTAGGTGATCTAGCAGTACGTGCTACCAAAGCAAGGAGTAGTAGCGTTGTTATATCTGATTGTGGCTTTGAAGAGGAAATTGCCCCAATACATGCTGCATTCCCCGAAAATGTCTGTCTTATTAGGATTCATAGAAGTGGTTGTGATTTTACTAATGATAGCCGTAACTACCTACCTGATGGTATACTTGATGCATATTTGGTACAGGATATAGATAACAAGTACGACCTAGAGATGTTTGAAGTACAACTAATAAGGGCACTAAGAAAATGGTCTATCTCTCCGAGAGAGATCTAGCTAGTGAATTTACTAAACGTGCCCGTATGGCGCAGCTTGTTGTTGGGTGTGTAGGTGCAGGACCAACTGATTCAGAACTAGTCATTGTATCTGACTACATAGGTGACAAAGAAGAACAGATGAAAATGCCTATGGTTGGTGGTGCAGGACAAACACTATGGAAGGCATTGGATAGTATCGGATTACATAGAAAAGATTGTTACGTTACAAACGTCATTAAAAGGAACTGTGGTTCCACCAGTAAAGTTGATGGTAATATCCAGATCCCAAGACCCGAACTTGAACATTGGGAAGGACTCCTTGATTGGGAACTTGATAGCCTCAGTAACATTAAGTACATCCTTGTCCTTGGAAGCTACGCACTCAGATCAGTTACTGGTCAATCTGGTATTACAAACTACAGAGGATCAGTCTTTGACTGTACCGTTGGAAGGGATAGGAGAGTTGTTAAAGTCATATGTTCTTTCAATCCAGCACATGTTAATAGAGAACCAAGATGGGAACCTTTCTTCAGATTCGACATAGCTAAGTTAAAGATGGTAATGGATGGAGACTGGTATGAATACAAGATTGACTATAGCATTAACCCCAGCCCAACAGAAGCGATTACTTATATTCAACAACTTCGTGATGAGAAGTTACCAGTGTCCATCGACATTGAGACAATGGCTGGGGAGACAGCTTGTATTGGGCTTACTAATGATCCTCATTCCGGTATGTGCATCAATTTTCGGGACACCAAAGAGAACCGCTATACTCTACGAGAAGAAGTACTGGTACGTAAAGAACTACAAAACATCTGTGACGATACAGAGATTAGGTTCGTAGCACAGAACGGTAACTTTGATACCTATTGGTTATGGTATAAGGATAAGATACGTGTCCATAAGATTTGGTTCGATACCCTATTAGGTCATCATACGCTTTATCCACGTATGCTTCATAACCTTGGATTCCTCACCTCCCAATACACGACGCATCCATACTATAAGGATGACGCAAAGACATGGAGAGAAGGAGGCAATATTGATATCTACTGGGAGTACAACATTAAGGATGTATGTATTACCCTTGCTATTCAGCAGAAGATACATAAAGAACTCAAAGAACAAGGACTTGAGGATTTCTTCTTTCAACATGTTATGAGGCTCAACCCTCATCTAGTAGGGATGACTGTTACTGGTATTAAGGTAGACACAGAGCTAAAAGATAACATAGCTAAGGAGTTAACAGTAGATGTCGATAGAAAACGAATCGAGTTTGAAGATGCGGCAGTTATTGCATCGGGTGATCCTGAGTTCCGGCCAAACCCTAACTCTTGGCAGCAACTTAGTGAACTATTCTTTTCTAGACTCAAGCTCATTGGAAGGGGCAAAAGCAC